TATTTGTGGACAGCAAGAATCAGTTATGAAAAAAGCACACTGGACTGTACGACAGGCATTTATGAGTTCAATTCATACTGGTTAATAAGCAACAGTTATTCAATCCCACTTCAGAAGTTCACTTTTGCTTGCATGAATCCAAAAATAGATGATTCGTTATCAGGAAGAATAGACACAATGTCGAATCTGAGAAGACAAATCGTTGAAAGCGGTGGATCAATGAACCTGTCCTACCTTGTTCAGTCTTTGCAGTGCCTAATCCACTATGAGACATTGGGTTGCAGTGTGAGTCCACTATTCAAAAATTATTCAGAGACCTTGATGAGCTGCAAGCACCATGCTCTAGGTTACTTCCCCATTGAATCGATAAGAACTTGTGGATTGCTTGGCACTCAATATGCTTTTTACAATCTCCTGAAGAACAATGAAAGCACTAGAAAAGCAGAATCATATTTAATGAATAGCTCCAAGATTGCGATGACAAAATTTGGTCCGTCTGTCAAAATCAGTTTCAAAATAGGTGAACAAGGATCATACAAGAAGTTCAGAGAGAGAATAAAAAAATTGACTGGAGATGATATAAAGGTTCATAGAAAAGCAATCAATGAAAACCCAAGATGTCTATACATGGGAGTTGAGTCAAAAGATGAGATGATGGCCCTTCTTTCCATAAAAGCAACAGATCCCGCAGCAGCCTTGGGATTCACATATGAAACCTCCTGTAAAGTGTACAGAACTTCAGAGTATCTTCTCAGTACTGGTTGTGTAGGCAAGATGAGGAAAGAAGAAGATGGCACAATCGAGTACACCAAGTATAGCCTTCTGAGGATGCTGAGCGACACAATAAGGGGAATGGAGGATACAAAAAGAACCTTCTCTATGGATCTAATGGCTGCTGCAAGCCTGTACAAAGAGGCTGATCTAATAAAAGACACTTCTGACTGCACTATGTCAATGATTAACGAGCCTAAGAGGTCAGTAATGCACACTAATTTTAGCAAAACTTTCGCCCCAGGGTATCTTGACTTCATGGATGTCTGTAAGTCTGTCTGGTTCGACCATCAGATAAGATCAAACAAGAATGAAATAAGAAGATCCTGGTCTTTCTATAAAAACCAGTTTTCTTGGTTAAAAAAACTGCATAGATGAGACACTAGAGGCAAGTGGGTTCTTGGAACACACAGAGTTGTTCTCTTTTATACAGTCGTATAGAGAAAGCACAATGAC